TCTTGGTTGGTTGCTCTATCTATATGCGGCAGTTGCAAACCCCTACTCCATCCTCCTCCTCGTGCCAGCATGGGCCAACCCGACCCTTGTCGTCGCTTACGCTGAGGACTTCGCACAGCGCACTAGTATTGTGGCGGCCACATCAGTCGGTGTTCCGCCAGTTCTGGCGCGCATGTGTGTTGGCCTCGGTTGCGGCATCACCGAGGCTCTTTGGAAGTGGAGCGCGGGTTACCGTGTCAGCGCAGTTGCCAGCATCGTCATGCACCCGCTGTTTTGCCTGTTGCCGTGGAGATGGTCCGGCCTACTGCACGCCGGCATTAACGTGGCCATCACCGCTGCACTGTCAGAAACAGGTACTCCAACAGCCGCAACTTGCTGATTACTGCCCTGGCATTTTGCCGCCCCGACCTGATAGGGACCCAGATGCACACATTAAGTATACCGACGAAATATGCCAACGAAAAACCGTGTCCAAACTGTTGATGGTGGGAGTTCAGGACGCGCTCCCCCTCACTTACGCCAGTTGCGTCCACAACATGGTCAATGCCTTAGAGCAGCGCATGTTCAAGGCAACCGCGCCCCTCAGGCTGCCAAACGGCCGCCCTACGCCCACCCTGCTGGCTTGGCGCGCCGTGCGCAGGCACACGCTTCGCAGCGAGAAGCCAGCGCCTCGAATTCGGCCTATGAGTCAACGGGCCTGGATCAAGCGGTTTCCGCCCGCCCGCGCCGCTGCCATAACCGACGCGTGCGCCCGCGTCAACGGCGACGTCGAGCGCGTGCGACAAAGCTACGACCTCTTTCCAAAACTCGAGCACGTTGCCAAACTGTGCTACCGGGCCGTGAAGAAGGGCAAGGCGCGGTGCATCATGGGGCCAAACCTAGTCTGGCTGGCACGACTGGGGCCTTGGTTTGTGTCCTACGGCGACCACTTGAAGGAGAAATGGTCAGCCCAAGCCCAGGTCTACTATACGGCCGGCGCCAACTCGCAGGACCTTGGCAGGTGGTTTACTGCCGCCCTCAAGGACATCGGCGACCGCTATGGGTCCGTCGGCATATTCGAAGACGATTTCACCGAATTCGACGGGTCGCAAGGCCCCTGTGCTCGCTGGTATTTGTCTGCACGATACGCCGACCACGGGGCCCCAAAGGTCGTGCTGCGATACGCCACTGCCGCGATGATGCGCGGCGGCTCACGCCGCGGCCTCCGCATGCGTGCCACCGCGAAGCGTTCATCGGGCGACCCCGACACATCCTGCGGCAATACCACGCTCAACGCGGACACCCATCGCTATCTGCTCAACGCCGTCTGCGACGACCTTGGCTATCCACGCGATTGTTGGCGCATGGCCGTGCTCGGCGACGACATGATATGTGTCGGGCC